TCGCCAGCCTGTATCGTCACGCCAGCGGGGAAGTTGGTGATGTTGGAAACGGTCGCACCGAGGATGGTGATCTCAAGCGCGTGGATGGACTGGAAGTTGCCGGTTATGGTGCCGGATGCGCTGGAGATGTACTGGCCACCGTATTCGCCGGCGAGCTGACGATTAGATCCAACATTCATAATGGAAATTTCTGACTGCTTCTTTTGGCTCCTTCGAAACCAACTTGCAAGCGAGTACCTGTCGATTTCACACGCACCTCGGGATTGTCACGCTCGACCTCTCGGAGGAACTGCGAGGCTTTCCAACAGCCGTAGCCTAGCTTGTGGCCCCAGTAATGGTACAGAGTGGGGTCGACACGCATTCGGAGTCGACCGATGCCATCGACCGACTTGAAATCATTGATGGAGGTCTGCTTGGCTATCTTCTGCTGCTGGATGCCAGCATTCACCCACTCTTTGCGGTAGCCGGTCTTGAACTCATTGACCACCTGGTTGCGGAGATCGCCCGGTAGATCGTCCAGGGCATTTGCGATGAAGGTCGAGATGGAGTTGGGATTGGACATAATTTAAAAAAGAAGGGAGGCCCCCGGAAATTTCCAGTAGCCTCCCCCAATTTGCAATCAAAGACTAGCTTGCGCCGTTAAACATACCCATGCCGGCAGGATTCTTCACGCAAAGACCAGCAATGGCCTGAATCAAACGGCCTTCACCGCCACCGTTGTTAGGCAGCACAGTGACTTCAGGCAGTTTGGCATAACGGATCTCAACCATGTCCATCGGGACGACATAGCCTTTGAATGCTTGAGTGCTAAACGCTCCACCACCAGTGCCGATCCACACATCGGGATGCAGGATAAGGCGACCAAAATCACCTTCAAAGATATCAATCGACGCCTTGAAAGTGTCAGCTCCAAGTTCTTGGTTAAAGGTTCGGACAGCGGTCTGCGTGTAAGTGTTGGCGGTTCCAGCGCCGTTGATAACAGCACCGCCACCAGCAGTAAGGTTGGTGAATGCACGCTTCAACGTAGCACCCAAGAACACGTCGTAGTCACGGAATGTGCCGGTGGCGTTGTAGATACCAGTCAGCACGTTCTGGGCAGTAGCCTCAACGAACGATGCGGAAGCGGTAGCGTCAATGGCAGCCGTGTTTGGAGCAAACGAGCTCGTAGGAGCACCAATTCCCGCGGAATTAGTGGTAAGTAGCCATTGAGCAAGAGAACTGGTCAGATACGCATTAGTTCCGTTGTCGGCCTGAATCGCTTGATTTGTGCAAAGAAAGGTCGCCTCCATTTTGCGCTTCAACTCAATGAGGCGCTTGCTAACACCATTAGCAACTTCACCACCGTTACCAACGCCGGCGACGTTGGAGGTGTTGGCAATGAAACCAATGCGCAGATCGTTACGGAATACCTGAGCGTAATTGCTCAGGCGGGTACGGTTAGGAACCGGGTTAACCGGGCTACCAGGACTACCAGCAGTGTAGGTCACGTCAGTGCCGTCGACGATACCACCTGGAACTGGCACAGCATAATTGTCGACTTGCCAGGAGAACACCATGTTCCCGAGGTCTTTGCCCTTGGGGGCCATGGAAACGAACGGGGTCGACTTCTGGTCGACGATGGCGATGTAGTCAGCAAGTTCCTCGCGGATACCGACTTGGTTAGGTTGGAGTAGTGGCATAGGTCAGAGAATACGTTCTAGTAATCGAGCCAATTCAGATTCCCCTCCTGATCTTGAAAACCGAGACTTAGCCGCGGCGATTTCCGCCTGCGCATTGTCCTTTTTAACGGGACTCGACGTAGGCTTTCCAGGCTGTCTAGGAGCCGTTTTAAGCGGTAATTTAGCCGAGGGCTTCCCCTTGGCCGATTCACGCTCCAAACGCAGTCTACGGCCCTCCAGGAAGTCGCCAACAAGCACTTGGTGCTCCGGTAACGCAGAGAGCTGTGGCAACTGCCGCAACACTGCCTGCGCCTCGGTGTACTGGGTGCTGCTACGATCCTTCCAGAACGGATAGATCTGCTCTGCGATAGGCTGGATCTGCTTGTAGTTGTTCAGGAACCTAGCTCTCGACGGGATGTGCATATCCAGCGCGTCTTCAACGCGCCGCTTGATCTGCTTGATCTCGCTTGAGCTGTATTCCTTGTCACCTATTTCGCAGCCGTCGATGTTGTCCTCGCACCAGCGTTTGAGATCTCGGGCCTTGTTCCACTCTTCATCAAGTTTCTTCGCGTCCCAGACATCAGCAAACGGATCGGCTTGATTCACCACCGGCACCGGCCTATCGGTTTGGCTCTTCTCCAGCTTAGACTTGGTTTCGTTCAGTTCCCGCTCTAGCTCACCGGCTTTTTCAATGGCCTCACGCTTCTGGCGAGTCAGCTTGTCGATGCGCTTGCGGTAACCGGACGGTTCCTCGTCGGCTTGGTCTTCGGTCTTCTGTTCAGAAAGAACATCCTCAGGAGACTCGTCCTGATTTTCCTCTTGGTCAGCGGTAGGATCCGCTTCCTCGGTCTGAGATTCCGCATCCGCGGCCTCGGACTCTGGGTCTTCCTCAATGATCTGCTTCTGCGGTTTAACTTCCGGCTCACTGAACCTTTGTTCTAGTACCCTGGCCAATGCCGCCTCATCAAAGGTAAGCGGATTGATTTTAGGAGCCTGTGCCGTGTTTTTAGACAGGATCGCTTCCTGTGTATTCTGTGAGTTATCCATGCTATTTAGACCCTGCAAGCTGGGTATTGTGCGCCATGGTTGTTAAGGTCAACCAAGAAACCGTTGTGGTTAAGAGGTACTAGTTGGACTGATCCGTCAAACCATTAGCTGTCCTCAAATTGTCGATGTAGCTCAATAAATCCTTTAAAGAAGCGGCTCTACCACAGTTGTGAGCTCGACTTGAGTCCGTTAGGTCAGGCTGTATTGCACTGAGCACCTCGGACTCAATCATTTCCGATAGCAGTTGGGTTAAGGCACGCATAATCGGCGACTCGTCTCCTGCTGAAACGAAGGCCTCTTGGATTTTTTCGTCTGAAAGTCTCATTGTTGAACTCCTAATCTACCGGTCACAGCGTTTTGCTGCTGTTGGACGCTGAACTGCAGGTTCTCGATGTATTTCTGCAGGTTAGCTTGGAAAAGCGGGTCTTGCTGCACCTGCTGCTGGTATTTTGGGTTGCTCTGCAGCACTTGCTGAGAGAATTGCAGCCGCATGGCAGCCGTAGGATCGGTTTCCCGGAGCTTGGGAGGGTTGCCCAGGCTCATCAGCGCGATCTCGTTGTTAGTGTCCTCAAACATCTTCTGCGATGCAGGCCCGGCAGGCATCACAAGCTCGGTAGCAAGCATCGGGTCAATGGCCCGGAGTGCGACCGAGATCAGTTTGGCCCGGTCGATGACGCCGGCGGTGTCCAGAGGCAGGATCAAGGTCGAGATCGCCTTGAGCTTCTCGCTCACCAAGTCGGATGACATCTCGCGCACGTCGAACTTTAGTGTCACGTCGAAGTCCTGCACGTCCTCGCCTATCTGAATCTGCGATCCTGTGATGCGTTGCACCTCCTGGGGGCCCATGTACTGCAGGGTCAGGCTGAACACCTGCCGGAAGGCCTCGGTCCAGCCATGCAGCCAGTTGTTAACGGTCCTCTGCTGCCGCATCTGGGTCACCGCGGGGGGCACCTTCTCCGTTGGGCGTCCAAAGTAGCGATCAGTCTGCGCCATGACCTCGTTGATTAGCGTGAAAGCCACATTGGGCTCACGGGCAGGAGGCTGCATGAAGCCAATCTCACCGCGGCGAAGCACCGGGATCTGGATGGCCGGCCCGATCTTCAGGTTACCGCCCCGGGTCTTGGGCACCTCAATGGGAGGCAGTGTGGCCAAGGACGTGTAATCGAACACCGAGTCGCGCTGGGCCTTGATCTCCTGCTGCCAAGTCGAACAGATCTCGGGCACGCCGCGGCTCTCGGTCATCTTCCGGTGGATGAGCTCGCTTCTCCAGCACACAAACGGGTACTGGCCATGCGCATAGTCCAGCAGCTCAAAGTAGCCCCACTTGTCGCCTACCAGAGGGCAGAATACCGTGTAGTAAACGCCTGGGATACCATCGGCATCCACAGCCTTCTGATACGCATAAACCACCTCGATGAGGTTTGCGCGGTCGTCGTATGAATTGTTCGGCAGGCCTACGAGGTACGTGTAGTCGGCAAAGTTGGAGAACTTGCCCATCGTATTGATGGCCTCC